AGATTGCGGCGTGAAGCAGATCGCCTCAGTCAAGCTCTAAAAGCGTAGAGATATCTTAAAGGAGTTTAAGCAAAAATGTCAAATGAATCCGAGTTAATCAAAAATACTGTCGTAGAACAGGATACATCAGCAGGTCAAGAACCATATCAAGAATCTGCCGTCGCAGAGGCGGGGGTTGTTGAAGTGGCCCCCGACATGGGAACGGACTGGGAAGGTGAAACTAAAAAGTTCCAATCTATGTACGATAAGTCTCAATCTGAGGTTGATCGTCTGAAAAGACTGGAGCCAATTGGTGAACTTCTCGAAAATCGTCCCGACTTAGTCGAGGTGCTACAGGAGAAGATCGTTAACCCTGGTGGTGGATCAGAGCAAGAAGCTCAACTGGATGAGAACGACTTTAACCCTTGGGATGCGTATTATAAGCCAGAATCGCCATCTTACAAATACCGTGTTAAGAAAGAGCAGGAGACCGTAGGGTCGGCTGTGAATCAAATACGGAGTGAGTTTGCACAGCGTGAGGCTGAAGCGCAACAAAGACAATTCCTGAATACTACTGTTAATGAGTTGAAGTCTAAGCACAATATGGACGACAATCAAGTTGCCCATTTCTTAGAGTGGTCGGCACAACCAAAAGAAGCGGTAGGACTAGGGAACCTTGTTAAATTATGGCAGGATGTCAATGGGGCACCAGTACAAGGTCAAACATCTATTGATGCTGTGAGGGCAGTGCAAAAGGTTCCGCCTTCAGCGGGGGTATTGCAAGGCCAACCAGCAGAGACCGTCAGTGATGACGATAAGGTATTTGACAGAGTATTGAACGCCTCTAGAATCGGCAGACTGGGTTAATAACAAGGTTTTTTCCAAATTAAGGAGGCATAATAATGGCTTACAAAGTCGGAACAAAGCTATCTAGCGATGTTACCGCCGCAGCCACCAGTGCTGGTGTAGGGACCGCCCCAGATCTAAGACGTTTATACGACTTTTCTGATCGGGTTGCAGAACTTTCACCTGAAGAATCTCCATTTTTTGTTTACCTATCTAAGGTAGCAAAGGCACCAACAGATGATCCTGTTTTCCGTTTCTTAGAAAACCGTTCTAAGATTGACTGGACAAGCAGAAACTTCTATCTTGATGGTAACGTAAATGGTGGTTCAGCAGTTAGTGCTGGTACATCCTATTCTTTTACAGTAGATACTGGTTCAACAAGCGTTGACTGGTTGACAAAGGGTATGGTCTTTTCAGTTAACACTGTTGATAGTACAGCAGGTTGGGCACAAACACTCGTTAGAGTGAACAGTGCTGTTACTGATAATGGCTCAGACTCTTCATTTACTGGTCAGATCGTTGATGTATCAAATACTAATGTCAGTGGATATAATGTTCTTTCTGATAATGATCAGTGCCAAGTAATTGGAACTGCATTTGCAGAAGGAACAGGATCACCAGACGCTTGGTCAAACGATATTGAAGATGACTTCGGTTATACTCAAATCTTTAAGACCGCAGCTGAAATGTCAAATACCTCTATTGCTACTCGTTATCGTGGATACGCTAATGAGTGGGATAGAATTTGGGCTCTTAAACTTCGTGAACATAAAGTAGATATTGAGCGTGCAATGCTTTTTGGGCAGCGTGCTCGTGTATCTAGCATCCAGTATACTGAAGGTATAGTTGGACACATTGTAAAAAATGCAAATCCAACTGCCGATGATTCGGCACTTTCATATTCTTCTGGTGCACCTTATTATCGTACATCGACAGCGGCAGAGCTCACTTACGACAGATTCTTAAGCGATCTTGAAGTGATCTTTGATCCAGCTCGTGGCGGCTCTTCTGAAAAGTTGGTCCTCGCAAGTTTACCTGTTGTTTCTCAGCTTAATAAAGTTGGGGACGGCGGTTTTCTTGATGTGTCTACAGCGTCAACCCAAATCCAATTAAATGCTCCTCTGGAGCAGAGAGAGGGTGCGTTTGGTCATAAGGTAATGAACCTTGAAACTATTCATGGCGATCTTCACATTGTGAAGGAACCACTATTCCGTGGTATCGCAAGTGGTTTCATGTGCGTTGTCGATATGGGCAAAGTTTCGTACCGTCCACTTGTTGGAAACGGCGTTAACCGTGACACACAGATCGAAACTAATGTTCAGGCAGCTGATGAAGACCTTCGTAAGGATATGATTCTTACGGAAGCTGGTCTTGAGATATCTTTACCTGAGTCTCATGCCCTCTATAACCTAGAAGGTAATTAGGGGTAAATAATGAGAGCATCATATCTTGAACCAAACAGTGGAGCGGGTGGATATTTAGTACCTTGTCAGAAAATCAAAGCAGCAATTACATTGACTGCCGATACAGATAGTGGTAAAACATATCTGTTAGACTCAGCGGGTGGAGCGTACACAATAACACTTCCTACAGCTACTACAGCTATGGATGGTACAACCTACAAGTTTTGGGTCGAAGAACATACACCAACAGGGGCGATAACAATCGCAGCTGGAAGTGCTATTGTTTTCGGTAAAATCAATGAAACTGAAGTTGATACTGGTGATGACGGCCCAGGCTCAAGTGCGGCAACTGGTGTTTCCAATGTAATCATTGGAACATCGGCACATAAGGGTGATTTCATAGAAATGACCTATAGTGGCGGCGCATATTGGATGTTTGGCTCATCAGCAGCTGACGGTGCAGTAACTACATCATAGTCAGAAATGACACACCTTTGGATTGGTGGGGGGCGGTCGTATAAAGGGCTGCCCTCAAAATCCTAAAGTTTTTAAAAAGTTAAAACGGAGATAAAATGGCAGCTTATAACACGCTAACAAAGATCATAGTTGGTACAGTTCCATCTGGGACCCAAGACAGCAGTTCTACAGGGACCCTGGCAGAGAAAATCAATACCTTCTGGCAAACTCTAGACAGTTCTAGTGGGGCAGTTCAAAGTATGACCTCTGTTCAGGTTGCTCCTTACACAGTAGCAGTAATTATAGTTTACTTAGGATAATCCTCTAATGGCTACGTTTGAAGCACAGGTAGAAGGGCTCACCAGCCTGTCTATTGATGGCAGTAGTGCTCCAACCCAAACAGAGTTAACTCAGTTTTTAACCGATGGGGCCAAAGAAGTTCTTACCGCCTTACCGATAGATAAGAAGATGATGTATTCTACTTCGAATGCACTAGATAACAGCACAACGTATCTTACCCTTGGGGGATCTGAGGTATTGGGCGTTATGCGTGACGACGGGACTATTAACCAACCCTGTCGGATGATACCTTCATCTTTAAGTGGGCGAGCGCAGGACAGCGCAGAGATGATATATGGGACCACCTCAGACCCCGTCTGGTGGATTGTAAATAATATCTTGAGTATATTTCCTGAGCCATCAAGCACAGGGGCAACCGTCCAAACTCTGGCATACCCAGCCGTCGCATACGGAGACAGCTCTATAACGAAGTTTCCAGACGAGGCAGAGTATCTAGTCCCAATATATGCTTCAATTAAATCTCTACAAAACGCAATGGCGTCTAAGGCTGGAAATACAGATATTACTACAGCATTAGGGGCTATGAAAGCTGCAATAGAAGCGGCTGAGGCTGCATTTGATAAGATGGAGCATACTGAAGAATCTGTTTTTGGAGATGAAGATACATTTACAACAGCTACTTCTCAACTTACAAGAGTAAAAGATGCGGTTGATAAAGTATCTGATATTATAAATGGGAATATACCATCATCAACAACTGATGCATTTGGAGCACAAGCTAGTGAAGATATTGAATTAGTCACATCTGCGTTAAATATTGCGCAAACAGAATTATCTAGAGCTCAAATGCATTTATCTGAATGGACTGCTATTGGCGATATGAGAGTAAAAGAAATCAATGCTTCCTTATCAGAGGCTCAGGCATATGGCAGTGAAATTCAAGCTCGATTTTCTATTATAACAACCGAATACACCTGGATGGAAAAACAGCAGGCAAAACTGCAAGCTGACTACGATAAAGGTTTACAAGTGGTGATGGCAGGATAATGGCATTTACAACAACAACATTAACATCTAGCACTACTTTTACTGAGGTTTCATTAACAGCAAGCACATCTTTTTCAGAGGTTGGTCTAACGACCTCAACTGACTTTGATTTAGTTGGAAACAAGTGGGAAGAGGCAGCTCAATTATTGAGTGGTGGTTCTTGGGATGGTATGGGTGAATTTAAATGGGAAGATTTAGAATAATATGGCTGTAAGAAGACTAACCGTAAAAAATATTATAAGCAGGATAAGGCAAACTTTCCCTGAAGCTCCAGATAATTATTTGTATAACTTAATAAATGACGCCCTATTGGAAGCGGGGCTTTATAGGACAAAAGTAGAATATGCAAAAGCAACAACGGTAGCGGATCAGATGTGGTATGATTTATCGGATACTGGATCTTCGGTTGATATTAATAAGGTGTTCAGGGTCGATTTTATGGATTCGGCTGGGGATTATATCAAAGTCCCAAGAATGCTTGATGGGGAAATACTAAAAATGGATATAACATAATGGCAAGTAATCATAAACATCCAGAGAATGATGTAGCTTGGTTTATTGTAGGCGATAAACTAGCAATTATTACAACCGAGGGAACCGATTCTACAAGCGTTCATTCCAAAGCTGGCGATTGGAAGGCAATTGATGAAGCGGTTACTGATGGTGTATTGATACATTACTACGCAGAGCCTGATACTGTTGATGAGTTATCTGATTATCCAGACATAGACAATGCTATGCACGCCAATATTGTGGACTACGTGAAATCAAAACTTTATATAGATAAAGCAGGTACCGCTGCCGACCCAAACATTTCTGCGACTGCGATGAACTTAGCAATGGTACATGAAAAACAATGGAGAGATGCTTTGGTTAAGTTTGGAACAAGGCGTCGGGATAAGATAGGTGGGCAAAGAGCTGTGAGGACATTCGATTTAAGATAGTATGGCTACATTAACTGGACAAACAATAGCGAGTACCTATAAGGACCTCCTTCAGGTATCAAACTCAAATAGTGGAATTGACTCTACATTGCGAGTTATATCTGATGGAGAGGCCACAGATTCTGTCTTATACTTAAGTAGTGCCGCTGCTCAAATAACTTCAAATGCTAAGTTATACTTCAGAGATACTGGTTTATATATAGCGTCAAATGCTGACGGCGACTTAGATATTGTATCAGATGGGACCGCAATAGACTCTATTAATATAGAGTCAGCGGGTGGAATCACATTAGACGCAGGAACAGCTGGGAGCGGAGTAGCATATGAGGACGACGGAGATGAGATGCTCCGAATTCATCATTCCTCCAGCGATGTTATTTTTCAGATAAAGAATGATTCAAAAGATCTAGTAGTACAGCAGTATGACGGATACGAAGTAGTAAGATTCTCAGATACTCGTGGTAGAATGTATTTTTACGATGAGGGTGGAGAGTACATTCAGTCAGACGGTACAGATTTAACGCTTGCCAGTGGAGCGGATATTGCCTTAACAGCAACTAGCGATGTTAATATTCCTGCTAACGTAGGTTTGACATTTGGTCACGCTTCAAATCAAAAGATTGAGGGGGATGGAACAGATCTAGCTATTGACGCCACTGGAAATATTAATATTACATCAACTGTCAATGAAGCAGCTTCCATATATCTTCGTGCTAACGCTGGCACATCAGAAACAATAAAGATACATTCAGATCAGGGTACTTCAGTCACTGAAGGGGCTGAGTCTGTAACTATTCTTTCAGATGCAGGTGGTGTAGGGATACGCTCTACTGCAAACCTTGCCAATGCTGTAAACATTACAGCTGATGGTGGGACCACTTCATCAATACAAATATTTAACGACCAAGGAACCAGTGTAACAGAAGGATCTTCTTCGATTGAGGTTTTATCTGACGCTGGTGGTGTAGAATTAAAGTCAACCGCTAATCTAGCTAAATCAATTAAGTTAATTGCAGATGGCGGAACAAGCGAAACAGTTTATATACAATCTGACCAGGGGACTGGAGCAGCTTCAATAGAATTATTATCTGACGCTGGCGGTATAACCATATCAGCGGGAAACACTTCCCATGGGGTAAAACTAGGGACGGTAAGTGGTGCACCTGTTACAATCGGGCATACCACATCAGAGACTACCGTTGCTGACAATTTAAGCGTCACTGGAAATGCGGCTGTAACAGGAACGGTTACAGTTGGAAGCGATGGAAGTGGAACAGATGTAATCTTTTATTCAGGAACTTCAGGAGATAATCTCACATGGGATGCCTCAGAAGAGGTTCTAAATATTACAGGAACAAACGGTCAAACCTCATTAGATGTATTAGATGGCGATGTAAGAATCGTAGATAAACTATACTTCTATGATAGAGGTGGTGAATATATGTCAAGCGATGGGTCTACATTGACTGTTGCTGGAGCCTTAACATTATCAGGTGCGGTCTCAATGAGCAGTACCTTAGCTGTTTCAGGCGTTATTTCACCAACAACTCATATTGATATGCCAGATAGTGCCAATATTAAACTTGGTGCTGCTGACGATATGCAATTATATCACGATGGTTCTAATTCATATATAACTAATTCTACAGGAGCATTAAAGATTGCAACAGAGTCATCTGGTATTGCAGTCACAATAGGACATGGAACTTCAGAAGTAACCGTTGCAGATAATCTTACTGTGACGGGCGACCTTACCGTGTCAGGCACAACCACCACGGTTTCTAGCAGTACACTAACAATCGGGGATAGTTTGATAAAACTTGCCCAAGGATATACTGGAAGTGCATATGACCAAGGTGTTGTATTTACCAGGGGGGATGGTTCAAGTAGTAATACGCAGAATATGGCATTCATATGGGATGAATCTGCTGATACGTTTGCAACTATTAAATCATCTACAGAGGATGGAACAACCGCTGGAAATATGACTGTAACGGATCATGTTAATTTAAGAGTAGGCGCTCTTACATCAGATGATTCGTCAACATTTACAGGTGGGTTCGCAGTAGGGTCAGATGGTAGTGGAGCCGATGTAACATTTTACTCAGGTACCAGTGGAGACAATATGACATGGGACTCCTCTGAGGAATGTTTAACAATTACAGGTACCGATGGTCAACAAGCATTAAAGATAGCAGATGGAGATCTTGTTGTCGTAGATAAATTATATATTTATGACAATGACGGTGGAGAATATATATCTGGCAACGGGACTACAGCCACATTAACAGGAGCCTGGGCTTCTGCGAATATGACAATTACAGGTGGTGCGATTAGTGGAATTACAGATTTAGCAGTAGCGGATGGTGGTACAGGAGCAAGCACATTAACAGATGGTGGAATATTATTAGGTAGTGGAACAGGCGCAATTACGGCGATGTCGGTGCTAGGTGACGGAGTTATAGTTGTAGGCGACAATAGTACAGATCCGACCACTATAACGGCATTTACGGCGAATGATGGCTATTTAAAGCATGAGGTGGGTGGAATAGAGGCAGATATCTCATCAATAGCTAAGGGTGGTTTAGTTGTAGGGACTGGAACAGGTTCTATGGGTGTTAAAGCTGTAGGAACAAATGATTATCTTTTAACAGCTGATAGTTCAGCCACTGGTGGTGTCAAGTGGGCTGAAAACTCAGCTGCAACAAAAGGCTTTGCTGTCGCTATGGCAGTAGCATTATAGGAGAATAAAATGGCACAGGATTTTGAAGGAGCAGGAATAAGAGTATCAAACTCAGAGACTGTATTAAGAACGGTTGATAGTGATGATGCTGTAGTAGGTATTCGTGTTGCCAACATAACAACAGCAGCTGTAACGGTTGATGTTTACGTTGAGCATAACGATGGTGGCGGTGACGATGATTATTACCTCGTTAAAGACGCACCTGTTCCCGCTGGTGGCTCATTAGAGCTTATCGATGGCGGCTCAAAAGTAATTCTTATGAGTGGGGATAGACTTTTAGCTGAATGCGGTACTGCAAACGGAATTGATGCTTGGATTTCAACTGTTGACGCAGTAAGTACATAGGAGATATAAATGGCCTATATAGGGAATAGCCCCGTACAAGATGAGACAGTAACCTCTGCTCAAATCGTTGACGGAGCGATTGTAGATGCAGATATAAATTCTTCAGCTGCAATTGCATTCAGTAAGATGGCTAATCTAACAGCTAGTCGCCTACTGGTATCTGATGGTAGTGGCGATGTATCTGTATCTAATGTAACCTCTGCCGAAGCCCTCTTACTTGATGGTGGCACATCTGCCACTTCTACCACACTGGCCGCAGCTGACAGGCTGATTGTCAACGACAATGGAACCATAGTCCAGGTTGCTCTCTCCGATTTTGAAACATTTTTTGAAGGTGCGATTGATACGCTATCTTCAGCTATGACCTTTAGTTCTACTGTTACTGTAGGTTCAGACGGATCAGGTCAAGATGTAACATTTTATTCTGGAACTTCAGGTGATTCTTTTGTTTGGGATTCTTCAGAAGAAAAACTAACAATAACAGGCACAAACGGACAGACGGCTTTAGACGTAGCTGATGGAAATTTAGTTGTTGCTGATAATATTGACCTTGAAGGTGATATTGATGTAAATGGAACAGCCAACTTAGATGTCGTGGATATTGATGGTGCGGTGGATATGGCAAGCACGCTCCAAGTTGATGGTGCAGTCAGATTGGGTTCTTCTGCAATCACAGGATGGGGAAGCGCAGATGAATTGGTGATTGAGAATACAAGTGCTAATGCTGGGATAAATATTCTGACAGGAACAAGTGGTACAGGATACATTGCTTTCGGAGATAGTGGAGATGCTGGTGAAGCCACTCTCGGATTCACTCATGGAAGTACTGGGAAATTTTCCTTTGGTGCGAATGGCAACACTATAATGACGATGCAAGATGATGTCAAGGTTGGGATTGGTACTACTTCGCCTGGAACAAGCAGTCATAATTTTGGAGGTCAGCACAATCTTACATTAGGTGGTGCAACTACAAATAGTTTTTCTGTTCTTGAAATAGCAGGTAATGATGCAGATGACAACGCTTATATAGGTGTTATTGAATTTGTTAATAAAAATAATTCAGACGCAGCAAGTGGAACAGCCGAAGGCATATCTGCAATTTCAACAGTAGTTCAAACAGACGATACAAATGCAGGTGATGATTCAGGTGGTGAAATGCAATTTTGGACAAAAGCGTTAGCAGGTAATTTAGCTGAACGGATGAGAATTGACTCAGATGGCAATGTTGGGATTGGAATATCGCCTATACATAGCGACTATAAAGTTTCAATCAATACTGCGACAAATAAAAATGTTGTGTTTACCTCAGCGGTAAGCGAAACTGGTAATGCAATTACATTACAAGGTGTAAACGATGATGCGTCATCATTAGTAGATTTAGGATTTAGAGCGAATAATTTTATTTTTGCAGATGGCAAAGTCGGACTTGGAACTACTTCGCCAGACTACACATTAGACGTAGAAAAATCAGTTACAGGGGATTGGTTAGCGAGAGTTTTAAATACAGCAACTTCAAGCAATCCAAGTGGGTTATTAGTAAGAGTAGATGATGCTGATTCTACTGGAATTTTATTAGGTGCAAATGCAAGTGGTACTTATAGGTTTGTAGTAAAGCCTGACGGCAAAGTCGGAATTGGCACTGCTTCGCCTCAAGATACTCTTGATGTTTATGCAGGTGCCGATGGTAATAGCGGTATGCGAATTACATCAACTGGCTCAGGGACTGGCTCTGTAACTTATCTTGATTTAGTCCATGCTGACGGAAATTATAGAATACAAAACCAAGCAGATGAGTTTGGAATATACGACTTAGGTGCAAGTGCTACACGAATGAGCATTGCATCTGACGGAACCATAACGCATGAAAATGCAACATTTGCTAAAGCCGCAGTAAGGTATGGAGTAAACAGCACTAATAATGGTATAATAGATGGTAGTACGGGGTCAGGCAGTGCTACTCTTTATATCGGAAATCAGTCTATTACAACTTCTTCTGATATTCGCATCAAGGAAAATGTCGTAGATACAGAAGTAGATGCTCTCTCTAAAATATCCGCTTTAAGAGTGGTTGATTTTAGCTGGAATGACCCATCCGACAAATCTTTCAATAATAAAAATGCAAGAGGAAAATGGACAGGGCTAATTGCTCAAGAAGTGATAGACCATGTTCCTTATGTAGTCAATGCCGTTAGAGACGAAGAAACTCTTCAACCAATAGTTGATTCAAAGAACGAAGATGGAAGCGACCTTCTATGGGGAATGGAGTATGATAAACTTGTACCAGTATTAATTAAAGCTGTCCAAGAACTTTCAGCTAAAGTAGAAGCCTTAGAAAACGCATGAGGAGTAAAATAATTAAATGGCATTAACTAAGATCAAAGGAGCTGGAATAAATATATCAGCCGCTGAGAAGTTATACTTTGACGGTGGTGGTACTACCTATATACAGGAGTCAGCCGACGGGGTCTTAGATTTTTATGCAGATAATGTAAAAATGTTAGAGCTTCTTGAGGGCGGTACTGATTATGTATGGGTCCCTGTTGATGCTACTAAACTTGCAATAGGGGCAGGAAAAGATTTAAATATTTACACTTCTTCAGATGACGCTATCATTGAAAACATTACCTCAGATAAAGATATTATATTTAAAGGAAACGATGGCGGAAGTACGATAACAGCATTAACTCTTGATATATCAGCGG